TGTCCCTAAAATGGAAGATGGATTATTGAAAAAAATATTCATTTCCGAGGGCTTTAGATATTCAAAAATCTATAATTTACATCAAACAAAAGAATTTATTTTCTTCATCCAAATAGCTACAAAACAAAATGTAAATCTTGAAGAAGACATTCATTTGAAATTGGAAATGGAGTCTAAGATATTTAAGTTAAGGCAAATCTTCAAAAAACATTATGAAGACGGCTTTTTTAACTAAATAAATCTTTGATCTGCTTTTCAGCTTTCTTTCTAAGCAGGTCCATTCCCCAATGTAATTTTGATTTCTCAAATTTAAAGAACTGATCAACTGTAAGCCATTTGAAATCAGCTACTTCGATTTCATAGTCTACCGTTGGTACGTTAATCAATGGTTTAAATTCTTCCTCAACTATACCTATAAAATTATAGTAATCCATATCACCAGTCGTATTAACGAAGGAAGGAATTAATTTTACAGCCATAATTTTACCTGTCTCTTCATAAAATTCTCTAATAGCAGTTTCATAAGGTGTTTCGTAATTATTGGACTTACCACCAAAATCACACCATTTATTAGGCTCTTTATCTAGCTTCGGACCTCTTTTCCCAAGAAGAATTCTACCCGTATTTAAACACACAGGTAGAACTCCAGCAGCATATTTTTTTTCTACAATATTAACTAATTTAGTCATATAATTCTGGTTCTAAAATTTTAGAGTTTTTCATTTTTAATAAAAAAGAACATTTCTCATATTCCTCTTTTTTTTCAAAATATTTTATTAAATTATCTATCAATATAGGTTCAATATTTTCATCTACATTTAACCTATGATAGGTTACATAATAAAATAAATCAATGTTGTCTGGGATAGGCAAACTACCGTTTAGATTAAAATAATCAATAGCTTCAATGTCTTGTATTACTTTAAAGCCTTCCCTTTGTAAACTGGTGTAAATAGAAAAAGCAGCTTCGTCCGCATCATCGACGTTAGCTGCTTTTATCGAACCACCGTAATAACTGCCCTCTTTTGTCTTAATTGACAATACATAGTTGCTCATGTGGATAAACCATTTTATACAAATATAAATATTAAGTCAAAAAAAGAGCATTACTATTTTTTTATCCGTCACAAGACAAGCAAGATAAATCAGTAGCTTTAGCTGCAATATCTCCTCTTAAAACAGATTCGGTTCTCATGTAATAAAGTGTTTTAACACCTTGTTTCCATGCCTCCAAATGTACTGTATTGATGAATTTTGGATCAGCTTGTGCTGGAAACGCTAAATTCAAAGATACTGCCTGATCTATATATTGTTGTCTTACACCTGCTTGTTTTACCAAATCCAACTGATTAATTTCCTTGAAAGTCTTAAATACATCTTTTACAGTGTAAGTTTTAACATCAATGTCTTCAGGTGGAACTTCAGAGACTCTTGTTAATTTTTCATTATAATAACACCATTCATCTAAAAAGTCTAGTCCTTGTACTGAACCACCGTCTTGAAGAATTTGGTCCCAAACTTCTTTTGTATTTTTACCTATTACGTCAAGTACTTTTTCTAGTTCATTATTCTTTCTAATAAAGGTACCTTTCAAGGATTGTTCTGTAAATAAGTTAGAAGCCCAAGGTTCAATACCAGCACTCACATTACCGCTTAATTTCGAGTTAGAGACCGTTGGAGCAATAGCTCTAAGGTGTGTATTCCTAAAGCCACTTTCTTTACACCAAAGCGGTTCTCCGTATTCTAAAGCCAAATCTCTACTTGCTTTTTCAGACTCAATTTTTATTTGAGAGAAAATTTTACGAGTTTCAAATTGTGCTCTTAGACCTTCGAATGGGATACCTTTTTGTTGAAGATACGTGTGGAAGCCTAAACACCCTAGCCCCAAAGCTCTTCCCTTCTCTGCTGACCTAACTGAATTTTCAAACCCTTTCATATTTTTTGCTTTTTGAATAAATTCTTCCAAAACGCCGTCCAAAAAAACAGTAGCAGTATAAATCAAATCAGTGTCTTTCCATTCATCATATTTTGCTAAATTCAAAGAGCTTAGACAACATACAAAAGAGTGTTGCTCGTCAGTATGCAAAGCAATTTCAGAGCAAATATTTGTCATGTGAACTTTCAAACCATTCTTTTTATACATTTCAGGGTTAGCTTTATTGACGTTCCCTTTAAACATAATATATGGTTCTCCAGTTGCTTTTCTTTTTTGCAACAATTTACCCCACTTTCTTCTAGCTTCAACATCACCTTCTTCTAACTTTCTCATAAATTTATCACTTACTACAACACATTGGTGTAAATTAAGTGATTGTCTATTAACATCACCTTTAGGCTCACGAATTTCCAACCAATCTTCAAAATCTGGGTGATCAATTTTTATATTTACTGATGCAGCACCTCTTCTAACTGATCCTTGGTTAGTAGCCAATATAGTTGAATCATAAATCTTACAAAATGGAACAACACCATCTGATGTACCATTATTTGTAATCTTTGCACCTGCTGGTCTAATCATATTAACATTGATACCTACACCACCACCGTTCTTTGCTAGAACCATTAACTCTAGGTTCTTAGCACCAATATCATAAATGCTATCTCCAACATCAATACCAAAGCAACTAATAGGTAGCCCCCTATCCGTACCTGTATTTGCTAAAACAGGGGTTGCCAAATTCAACCATCCCCTCCAAATGTAATCAAAGAATTTAGTTGCATACTGTGGCTTATTCAAACGTTTAGCAACAGTTGTTGAAACTCTCCAATAAGCATCTTTTGGTTTTTCTCCTTTTAAAAGGTATTCTTTTGAGATAGTCTTTATATAGACTTCTGTATTACCCCATTCTGGGAAGTCAACACCGACTTCCCATCCTAGTTCTTCTCCGTAATTAATCATATTAAAATATATTTTTTTTAGTTAAAATAATTAGTCAATAGTTTAAAAAAATTACCACAATCCAGTTTCCCAATCTTCACCTTCATTTGCCTTACTGTAATCAGTTGGTCTAAGAGCAAAAAAGTCAGTATGAGTTAAACCACCAGTTAAATGATAGAACCAATCTAGTTCAGATGCCTTTTCTGCATCAAAATTAAACTTAGCTTTATATCCTAATTCTATCAATTTTTCATTCGTTCTTTTTGTGATAAAGTGTTTAAGGTCTTCTTTCTTTAGATTATCTAAATCCCCTTGCTCAAACATCTTATCAATAAAATTATGCTCTAATTTGATAATTAAACCAGCAGCTTCATAAATTGTTTCTTGAGCTGCATCTTTCAGATCAGGGAATTCTTCACACATGTGTCGGAACAAGGCACACCCCATTTTTGAGTGCAATGATTCATCCCTAACACTCCATTTCATTTGTTGACCTATTCCTTTAAGCATATTAGTATCACGCATTTGGAAAGAATATAGAACAGCAAAGGAAGAATACAAAGCCACACCTTCAGCAAAAGCAGAAAAAATAGCTAAACTACGACCAACCTCAATTCTTGCTTGTGGGTTATTGATTATATCTGAAGGAGAATAATCTGCACTTACTTCAGTTAACAATTCAAAACGTGCTTTTGTAGCTGGTTCATGTAGAAATGCTTGGAAATCTTCTAAACCCAAAGTTTCATTCAAATACGAATATGCAACAGCGTGAATTGTTTCTTGAGATCCAAAAGCCATTGCCATTTGACGTATTTCATGTTTTGGAAACCATTTTGTTACCATACCAGTCCAATAATCTGATACCGCACATTCAGTTTGAGCAAAACCTAAAAGGATATTACCAACTAAATGTTTTTCGTGACTTTTAAGTTTTTCATTCCAATCTTTGATATCACTTTGCATCGGAATTTCAGTGTGAAGCCAAAAGGCTTGCATTTGTTTCAACCAACCCTCATTATAATATTCGGGGTATTCAAAGGGTTTATAATGAATCCTGTCTGTGAATAGTTTACTCATATATGTTATTAGTTTTTATTTTTTTTATTAGATTCCATTGAACTAGTAATGTTAAAGTCTTCGATTTTAATTCTCACTTTAGCATTATTAAATATACAGCTTTCAAATTTCAATCGCCCTTGTCCCAAACGGTTTTTCCAAAAGTTCACATTTGCTGTACCAGACGTTTCTTGCTCTTCATCTTTACCTACAGTTATCAATACGTGAGCAATCTTTAAAAGGTCAACAGAACCACCTAGCATCGTCGGTAAGACATCTTTCATACCATGTGAATCCTTTTTACCTTGAATCAAAACCCATGCAGCACAATTGAATTTTTCCTCACTTATCGAGTGCTCGATTTGTCTTAGAACTTCAGGACCCGCCATATAATCTCTATCGCCATAATCCTTTTCACTTTTAATACAATCCAAGTAATCGACAATAATCAAATCTAATTTGTGCCCTAATACTTTCTCGATGTAAAACATTGTTTGTTCAATATCACTCCACCGAGTATTAATTGCATCAAATTTTTTAACGATTAATTTACCACCTGCTTTCTCACCTTTTTTCAAATACTTCTTACATTCCATTTCCACAAAATCCTTATTTCTATTCTTTCTTGTTTCATTAATTTCTAGTCCAGTCCAATGTGCTTGAAATTTAGAAACCAATTGGTCTTGAGCACCTTCAAAGTAAACATAAAGAACGGTTTTACCTTCACTAAAAGCAGCACTAGAGGTAACAACAGAAAAAGTAGTTTTACCAACACCGTAACCAGCACCTAATACACACAAATCACCTCTTGAAGGGCCTCCACTCAAAACTGAATCGAAAGATACGCCTAATCCAGTTGAAATAGGGATTCTGTTAGTATCATCAACTGTTGTAAAGGTTTCACTATCAAAAATTAATGGTCGTTTTTCTAGGTCGTTAATTTCAATAGATTTCCTTACTTTATCAACAGCATCTTCAAATGATTTAATTTTGTTTTCTTTTAAACCTTTCTTAATATTTTCTACTGAAGAAAAGAAGTTTTGTTGTTGAACGAAGTTCTTTGCATTGTTTCTGATATGATCAACATTCTCAATAACAACATTTTCAATATCATCTAAAAACTGATAAAATATTTCTTTATCATCTTTACTATTATCGGAGTAAAGTTCTCTGATAGTATCGTAGAAGGGAATACCACGGTATTTTCCGTAGTATTCCTTCACGATGGCTAAAAGAGATTTAGATGATGGTAGAAAAAAGTGATTGGGTTTAAGAATCGGGAGAATAGTGAGGCCGAAATCAATATCTCTATAAATTTCTTTTCCCTTCAAAATCCGCCGTCCAATCACTTGATTCCAAAATTTGATTTCAAATCTTTCACCAAAAAACGAAAGATTTTCATTATTTATATCCATATCGTAAATTTCTTTAGTTAATTAAATAATTTTTTTTAGTAACAAAAAATAGAACTGATAATTTTATAGCTGATAGCTATTTACAGTGAAAGTATTTTTAACCCCTTCAAAAGGTGTTTTAAACCTATTTGTATAATGGTTAAGTGAAAGCAAATCTTTCAACATACTTCTAATACCTTTTGAATTACCATTATCTTTCCAAATAGGTAGAATAGATAGCTGTGGTACTGCATAGAAGTCGTTTGCATAAATCTCTTGCTGATAGATAACTCTCACTTCTTTTTCATCTGTTAGTTTTCCTTGGTTTCTAACAGAAGCAGAATGATCTACTAGTTTGAAGATATATTTAGAATTTGGGTTTTGTTTGGTGGACGGCGAAAATCCATTCTCATAATTTTTGTAAAGATAATCTTCAGTAATACCTCGCATATAATCATGGAACAATCCAGTTATATTTTGAAAAGTATGAACAATCTCTACAGAGTTCTCAACCGCTAAATCAGGATTACCGAATTCTTTAGGGGTTGCAAAGAAGTTCAACATAGACATTTCTTGTGCAGTTGAACCGTCAAAGTAAATTAAGTGAAAGGTGAATTTTGTTGTAAATTCTTGATTTTCTTTCATAATTAAATTTTGTTTGTTAAAAAATATGGTTGAATAAAAAAGTTTAAATCTCCGTCGTAATCTAAATCAGTCACAATTTGCTTATATAAATCACTTCCTTTAATCCTATTTATAAAAGCCTTCTTGTCTATTTTTATAAACTTGATATTTGCAATATCATCTTTACAATCTGATGTCACAAAGGTACTACTTTTTAGATTAATTAACGACTCTGTAAGCAAAAATTTTTCATCATCTTCTAAAAAAGATATTAAGCTACCCAATCGCTTACCATTCTTGTTCTTTTCCCTCTGTACATAACAATATTCTAATAATCCCTTCCTATCATATTCTCGTCTAACAAACATAGGTATTTCCTTTATAATTGACTTTTCAGAAAAACCATTTGCCCCAACAATATTATCAGATTCATCACCCATTATTATCTTTCTCAATAAAATGTTTCGATGATTGTAATCAAAATAATATTCAAAATTTTCAGAGTTAATAAGTAAATTCTTAGGATAAATGTGTTCATTGGTCTTTATCCTATTCATATAATAAACATATACATTCTTATCTATTAACTGAAAATAATCGTGATCGTTTGATAATATTAATATATTCTCCTTGTCTTTATTTTGCCTAATATATTCAGCAATACAATCGTCAGTTTCCACAAATTCATGTTGATATGAAACAATACCTAATAAGGTCATTAACTCTTTCAGATAATCAATTTGATTATAGTAAGGATCTATACCATTAAAATATCGTTTCCTTTTCTCTTTATATTGTGGATATAATTCACGCCTAAGTTTTCCACTTTCTGATCCATCCCAAAATAAAACAGTTTTATTAATTTGATATGTGTGATTATTAATATTCTCATTTAATATTCCACGTAACTTCTTTATAAAACCCCAAACAGCGTGTATGTTTTGTTTTTGGAGGGCGTATGATTTTACGCCCTCGAAAACAATCTTGTATAAGTTAGTTGCATCAACAACTAAAGTAGCATTATTCTTCATTTTCAATGATATCTATTTTTTCAGAATTTCCAACAGCTAGAAGATTCTTGAAATATTCAACAATAGAATCCTTATTCTCTTTTTTATACTTATCAAATTCATCACTATTAATAAAGCCATGTGGAGTTATTAATAAACTACCTTCACTATTAATACCAGTATAGTGATTCTTTAACATCCTCAATCTAGTCTCTTTAGCTAATACAATAGTTTGCCCGTTAATAGTATAGGATTTTGTCTTCAAAGCAGCTTCTAATTTACCACCACAGAAAATCTTTACACCCATATCATAAGCAAAAGCTAAACCACCAGTTTCAGTTGGATTGATAGAACCACTACCTTGACTCAACCTCAAGATAGATACAAATGTAATAGAACGTTTGTATTTCTTATATCTTGAATTTGTAACCATAGGCTCAATAAAACCAGAGAAATAATTTTTATGGACCTTAGCATTGTGCATAGGTAAATCCATATTATCCTCTTCAATTTTATTCATAGCAGCCTCACACTTCAACTTATTAATACTATCAATAAAGAAACACACATCATAAGGGAAATTCTTTTTTTCATCTAATACATCATTACAAATGCTAATAACGTATTTATACATTTCCTCTAAGTTCTCAAAGCCGTCTTTAAAAAGGAAAAAACCTTTGTCCCAGACTTTTACTAACTCACCTGTTTCTTCATCTACAACTTCAGTGTAGTCACAATCCATACCCATAAATTTAGCATGGTGAAATGAAAATTTACCTTCAGTAGAAACAATGATAGGTAAAATACCTGTCCGCTGACACTCTATAACGCCCTCTAACAGCAGCGTTGTTTTACCTGTATCCGAATACCCAGAAATAGAAATACAATTCGATACAGGGAATCCTTCAAAGCCTAGTGCCTTTCTAACAGGTTCTTTAAATAAGATGTAACTAAAGGGTTTTTGAGGTTTAGGTAAGTTCTTTTCAGATTTTTTATACGTTGATAGAAAATCTAAAACTTCCCCCTCTTTCGGTTCGATGTTTGAATTTTTTTTTGCCATAACTTAAAATTTTTAAAAAAAATAGGGGCAAACAAAAGTGTCTGCCCCAAAGTTGAAATTCACGAAAGGATTTTTAATTAAAACGGTAGTTCTGAATCGTCTTCATATTCATCTGAAGAGAAAGGCTCATCTTCTACTTCTACAGCAGACGTAGCTGCAACCCTAGATTGAACAGGTGACGTAACTTGAGAACCCAAGTCAACATTATCAATTTCAGAACCAATTTTTGAGTAACGGTATTTAGTAGTTCCGTCTTGATTCGTTCCATTAGGAACCAACTCATAACCCATTTCCTTAATATTGTTAAGGAACATGTCATTAACTGATGAAATTAGATACTGTGTGATAAACTTTTCATAAAAGTTATCCATGCTAACACGCAAAATGTCATTGGAACCTTTATGCTCTTCCAAGATAGAAAGATACTTTTCATTCCAACTGTCATGCTTAACATAAGAGTTATCAGTTGGATTACCAAAACGGTCGCGGATTACATTATCACCTTGCTTAACAAAAATATTGAAAATCTTTTTACCGTTAATTACGATAGGTGTTTTGTAATTAGACTCCTTACTCTTAGCTGGAACAACAGCAATTGTGAGCAATTCGTTTGCGTTCTTGTCAATATTACTCAACTTAGAAATCATTTCTTTGCCTTTCAAAGAGAAAGCAGTCTTGATAATGTAAGTTGCACCTGTAACTTGACCGTTCTTAGGATTGTTAGGGTCTTCAGATTCAAATGGATTTACATAAGTAGCATTTGGATCGAAAATTACAATTTGAATTTTCTTTGAAGGCTTGTTATTAATCGTTTCCTGAATTACAGAAACAGATTTCAAATAACCGCTAACGTTTGTTTCATTCGGGAGACCATAATACTCTTTCCCACCAGTCATATTCATAATGCGTTGATTACGCTTCATTTCTTCATCGAGAAGAAGCACACAACGAAAATGAACTGTGTCATTTACACCTTTTACATAATCCTTATCTTCAGAGGATAGAGAATTACTGAAAAGGTTCAACATGAATGTTTGGTACCCTGTGAATGGATTTTGTGAATTAGTTTGTTTTTGCTGATTTCCTAACATAGTAACTTAGTTTAAAATTTTGTTTGTATAATAAATTTGTTTCGTGATGCAAAGATAAGGAGAAAGAATTCACTTTATCAACTTTTTTAGTAACTTTTTTTTAAAAACTTTTTCTGACTGTAGTTTCATTGTAATCCTTCATAACATCAGACTGCTTTAAAACGTATTCTTGATCTTTTTGTTCAGTTTCTTCTTGAGGTTTTTGAGGCAAACCTGCATTAGCTATTGCATATTTTTCTTTATTCTCTTGAGAGGGGACCCAATAATCTGTTAACTTTACATTATAAGGGAAGCTACTCAAAGAACGCATTTGTAATTGTTCAATTGGTGTAGGCACTCTTTTTTCTAATTCAGAGTTAACTTTTGTTATAGTTTCCTTAGTTTTAGTTTCAAGATCTTCGATTTTAGAACTTAAATCTTTTTTCATAGCATCATTATTACTAATTAAGCTATCAATTTTACTCAATAAGTCTTGAACCGTTTTATTTATTTCATCTTGCTTTAATACTAAGCCTGTCACGTCTACCTGAACAGTATTATCACCAGCATTAACTTCAACAGGTTCATTACCTTGCTTAGGTTGCTCCATTGAGTTTTCAGCTCCAGCTTCAGGTGCAGCAGCATCTTTTTCTTCTGAACCCTCACCTTCTGTGTCAGGAGCGCTTAAGCCTAAAAGATCATCTATTTCATCTTCTTTTAAGAGTTCTTTAGGTCCTCTCCCATAATAATTGTAATTGCTGATATAATCAAATCTATTCATAATATTAGTTAGTCATTTAGTAATTGTCTGCCGTCTTCAACTAAAATTGTCTTTTCAACAACTTCAACCAAACCGTCATTTTTTTTATAGTTAACTTTCTTCTTTTTTAGTTCTACTTTCTTTTGTTCATCTTCTTTAAAGATGTCTGGATTATTCAAATATCT